GATTTAAAACATGAAGTAATTTGTTTTCTTTTAGAAAAACTAGATTATTTTAAACCAGAAAAAGGTACTAAAGCATTTAGTTATTTTTCAATTGTGGGTAAAAATTATCTTATTCTTTATAATAATACTAATTATAAAAAGAAAAAAGCAAAATGTGACCCTACAGCGGCAGATGAGGATGATGGGGTTTTACGTCAATTAGGTAGAGATGAACGTAAACAAGACATAAAAGATTTTATAGATTATTTTACCGAATACACAGATAAACATATGTTTACTATATTTAAAAAAGCTAAAGATAGAAGAGTTTGTGATGCTATAAATACATTATTTAAACGTAGAGAAAACTTAGAGATTTTTAATAAAAAAGCACTATACATCTATATCAGAGAAATGACAGATGTAGATACTCCTGTAATTACTAAAGTAACTAAAATATTAAGAAAAAAATATAAAGAGTTGTATAGTGAATATGTTGAAACAGGATATGTAAAAGTCTAAAAATTCCATATTTATAATAAAACAATATGGATTCATTAAATCAAATACTTTTTGATGATAAATCCTTCGGAGATTTATTAAAAGAAATTCACAGTAACCAAAAGAAAAAAGCAAAACAACTTGCATCTTTAATTGCTGAATTACGTCCTTTAGTCCAATCTTTAGGTGATGCTACTGTTGTAGTCCCCCTAATTAAGGAATATATGGAAATAAGTGTTAAAAATGACGACCAACTAATTAAAATGGCAGCTATAGTACAACGTTTATCATCAAGTACAGCTAATTCAGGAGATGGTGGATTATTAACTACTGAAGAAATGGATCAATTAATGGATGTAGCTGAGGAAATAGCTAAAACTGTTGAAGAACCTAAACAAATAAAGGCACCAGAAGATGGCAAGGATAAATAATAGTCAAAAATTTAACACAGCTAACAATCTTTTTAATGTAGGAGGTAGATTAGTTCCTTGTAAAGTTAAAAAAATAATATTAGATCCTAACACTAATATAGCTAATTCTTATGGAGGGCATGATGCAGTAGGTTTAATTTTTTATAATAAAATTAGAAAAAGATCTACAGGATTAAATAATATAAACGTTGATGCTAATGATAGAATAAATTCAAGCTTATATGATGGTGTTGCAAAACCCTTATTCCCTTTTTTAAAATACTATCCCCTTATAAATGAAGTAGTAACAGTAATTACTTTAACAAGTAAAGATTATTTAGAAAATAGAATTAGTATAACAGATTATTATTTCCCCCCTATAAATTTATGGAACCATCCCCACCATAATACTTTACCTGCAGTTCAAAATTATAAAGAAGATCAATCTGAAATTTTTAAAGGAGAAGATTATGGGTATGATGGTTTAGTAAGAAGAACAGTAGATGGAGAAGTCGATTTAAATATACCTTTAGGAAACTATTTTAAAGAATATTTAAATATAAAACCTCTATTACCTTATGAAGGAGACCATATTACAGAAGGAAGATTTGGTAATTCAATTAGATTAGGTGCAACAGCAAGGGGTGTTAAAAAAGATAAAGAAACAGGAGCAGAAGGATATGAATTTCCAACAGCTAGTTTAAGTCCTTGGTCTAAAGGAGGAGCGTCTAAGAATGGAGATCCTATAACTATTATAAGAAACGGCCAACCTAAAGAATTAGACAATAAAGGATGGGAACATACAATTGAAGATATAAATTTAGATCCTTCATCTATATATTTAACTTCTACACAAAACATAGAAAATTTACAAGTAGCAGCAGAAATGTGTTGGTATTCTTTTGGTTTAAATGTTGAAACGAAGGAAGAAGATAATAAAGCAGCTTCTAATTTTATGGAAAGCCCTACAGATTTTGTAACATCAAAAGAAGCTGGATCTTCAGAAACAACAGAAGAAGAATCTAAAGAAAAACCAATAGAAACAACTGAAACAACAACAGAAACAACAGAAGAAACAACAGAAGAAACAACAGAAGAAGTAGAAACTGTTGCAACTTCTAGCATCTCAGAAGAAGAAGCAGGGATGGTTGATGAGGAAGACACATCAAGATATTACGATACACCTGTTGAACCTGAAAAAGAAGCTATAGATGGTAATTTACCAGAAGCTTATAGATTATCAGATTTAGGAGATGTACCTTATTATTATGAGTCTTTTAAAGGAGAGGGCCTTACTAGTGATTATGTAGACACTCATTATTATAATAGAGCAGAATCAGAACAAGGTAAATCTAGATGTGAAAATTGTGCTTTCTTTAAGGCAGGTTCAAGCGTTAATGACAACCAATGTAGTAAATGGAATGCTAAAGTAAGAAGAAATTGGTATTGTGCTTCATATGCTAATGGATTATTAGCAAAATTAGAAAATTATCCTAACTTTGGTACTAAACATTTTACTATAACAAGTCCAGATCCTCATGTAGGAAAAAAAGGATACTTAATGCATGTTATAGATGTAGGTAAAATGTATCAACAAATAGATATACAAATAATTAAAGAAGGAGGAAGAAGATCCCCTAACGTTCCTCTTCATATGGATCCACTAGCAATAGCTAAAACCTCTATAAACTACCTACACGAATATGTAGTACCTAAAGGAAAAAAACTTGGTGAAGTTTTTGTAAAATTTGATGATACATCATTTGGTCAAAGTTTAGGATTACAAGATCCTCCTCCACCACCCCCACCGGGTCCTTTTGATTATTTCTTAGGAAAAAGCAAATTTGGAAAAGATGTATTTGATGTAGCAGGTGTAGGAAGAGCAAGAAATGGAGGAAAAGCTATGAAATCTGAAGAAATAAAAGAAGACTCTAAACAAAAAGCTCTAAGAATAATATATGATACACATACTTCATCTATTGGACATATGTTTGCCACTTTTGAAGAATTTTTAAGTGATGGTATTCCTAAAATAACTATGATGAAGCAAATTGGTCATTATGAAAATTCCGAATTAACTAAACCTATTAGTAATAAAGAATGGAGTGTAGGATATAGATGGCAAATAACATATATTGAAGAATGGTAAAAACAAAAAAATGGCAGAAGAAATAAACATAGCAAATGATCTAAATATAACTAATTTTATGGCGGATATAGAAAAAACAGGCAAAGCTTCTGTTTATACTCCTATATTTCCTGCTGTTTATGAAGGAAGACAAGTAATAATAAACTCAGATAGATTAATTTTTAACGCTAGATTAGCTTCAGATCAAGGAGAAAAAGCAACATATTCAGCAGGAGGAGATATTCATATGTTTTCTCAAAATTTTATATCATTAAGTACAAGAGGAAGTATACACCTAAACACAGAACATCCTGAAGGTGTAGCTCAAGAAGAAAACAATGTAAATTATATAATGATTAATGCTCCTAACATATTTTTAGGTATGGATGATGTACCTAAAGGGGGGAAAAATAAACCTAAATCATATGCTAATGAACCTGCTATATTAGGTTTAAAGAACCAACAATTAATGGATAAATTATTTGATCTTATATTAAAAATATTAGAAAAATTAGGTAATGATAATTTATATGTAACAGGAGCCGCTGGAAAATTATCATCTCCTAAAACAGAAGTATGGAAAAATTTAATAAAAGATTGGGATGGTGAAGGTGATTCTGAAGAGGGAAGTGTAGGAGAATTAAGAAAAATGTTACGTACTATTAAAAGCCAACATGTATTTATAAAAAAATAAAAATGCCATTAAACGCACAAGCAGAAATATCAAATAAAATCCAAGAAACACTAGGAGCAGTTAAATTAAAAATGCCTAATGGTCAAATTCCACATAAAGAAGAACTAGCGGATTTAAAGGGAATAATGCCTAACCCTAAAACAGTAAAAAATGTATTAGCGTGTGGTACAGGAGTACCTTCTAACTTTTTAGCAGATTTTGATCCTTTAACTTCCTTAATTGCAACTATTCCTATCCCCAAACCAAAACTTAATATTAAAAACCCAATTATTGATGTTGTAGAAAAAACACCAGAACCCTTACCCCCAATAAACACAGATGGGTTAACTAAAAAGGAAATTGAAGAATTAGAAAGAAAAAGAGAGGCACAACAAAAATTTAATGAATTAAAAACAAACGCAGCTAATAAAGCGAAAGGAGCAGCAGCAGGATTAGTAAATAAATTAGGAGGAGAAGTACAAAAACAACTTCAAGGAGGAGTAGAAGGAGCAGTACGGAATGCAGCAACAGGAATGATAGCAGGAGCTATGGGAGCTCCAGGTGTAAAAGATATTATGATGAAAATAGCGGCATTTAAATTTTTTAAAGCACAAATGGCAGCCGCAGGTGAAAAAATAAAAACAGTTACTGAAGAAGCTAAAAAAACAATGGAAGAGTCTAAAGATGTATTAAAAGGCCAAACAGAATCCATAGCAGAAGATAAAAATTTAAAAAAAGAAGACCAAGAAAAAGAACAAGAAGCTTCAAAAACAGAAGCAAAAGCAGACACTTTTAAATCTAAATCTAGATCAGGAGGGCCTGAACCGGGTAGTAAACATGACAGTAAAACAACAAGAAAAGCAAAAGAATTAAGAGAAAAAGCAGATGGTTTTAAAAAGAACTTAGAACAAACAGTAAAAAATGTAGGATCATTTCTAACAGATGTTTTAGGAACCGTAAAAAAACTATTAAGTACTATTTTAAAAGTAGTAGCAGCATTAGCTGCTATAATAGGACTTGTAATGATGTTAAAACAATTAATGGAATTAATGATGATGTTAATGTTTGGTAAATGTAATGGAGGTACATCAGGAGGAGCAGCAAATAATTCTAAAGCACAATCTCCTGAAGAATTCTTAAATGAACTTGGATATCCAGGATTTACCCAAGATGACTTTTCAACCGCTCTTGAAAACGCAACCAATAACACAGACTTATTTAACGACGCTTTTAATAACGCAAATAGTTCTACATCTCAAACAAATTTAACAAACCAATCAGGATTAGGAACAGGAACAGATCAAACATTATCAAATAAACCTGTATTTACAAAAGATGATTTAACAAATCCTATAGTAATAGGAGGATATCAAATAGGACAACCATTAACATCAACAGATTTAGATCCTTTTTCAGATAAAGATTTTACAAACCACCCATTAATGGGAGATTTAACAGAAATACACCCACAAATAACTAACGATTTATATAATGAAGGAATATTACCCTTACCTAAAGATGTAAAATCACCTAACTCAACACAATTTGAAAAAGGATTAGACGAATTATATGATCAAATATTTGATGAACTTGTAGAATCACAAAATATAGAATATATAGAAAAATTATATAACTTAGATTTTGAAATGATTGGATATAAACGTTATAAAGCTTAAAAAAATTATATTTATTAACAAAACACAACAAACATGAAAGCAAAAACATTCGAAAATCTAATCAGAAAAGTAGTTAGAGAAGAAATCGATTATGCGTTACGTAGAGAAATTAAAACACTTAAAGAAGATTTACGTGATGATTTAAAACCAACAATTATAGAACATACTGAAAAATTAGTTGAAATTCCTGAAACAACTAAAAATTCTTTAAGAGAAAAAATAATGGGTAATGCACCTTTAAAACAACGCCCAACACAAAATTTTACATCTAATAGTGCATTAAATGATTTATTAAATGAAACAGCACAAGGAGATACAAACACACAATCAGGAAATGCATCTGTAAATTTATCACAACCATTTGCATCTGCAGCTCCTATGTCTATGGACACAACAGGAATGCCTGAACCAGTAGCAAACGCAGTAACAAGAGATTATAGTAGTTTAATGAAAGCAATAACTAAGAAAAAAGGAAAATAATAAATGGCAAACGTAAGAAATTATATACAAATAAACCCAATAGATACAGATCAAGATAGAGCTGTAGGAGTATCTGTTCCTTTTGATGGGTCTGGAGTATTTAATTCTACGTATACTACCCAAGAACAAATGAAAAGTAATATGTTAAATGTATTACTTACAGAACCAGGTGAAAGAGTATTTAAACCAGATTTTGGAGTAGGATTAAGAAACTATTTATTTGAAAGTTTTACAGATACAAAAAGTTTAGAAGATAGAATAAATGATCAAGTAGAAATACATGTTCCTCAAGTAGAATTAACTAATGTAAAACTTCAAAAAGACCCAAACAGTCATGAATTAAACGTAAGTATATTTTATAAAGTTATAGCAAATAATGAATC